ACTGCGTACAGAATTGTCAACTGTTCAGGACTATGTCAATAAAGACGGTCAGCGAAAGGAAGAACTACAACGCTACACTCGTGAGGAGAGTGCTCGTCAAGTTAATGCAGTGCGTGAGCAGATATCCAGAGAATATGTTGGTAAATCAACCCACCAGGAAGATGTGAGAGGCATTGAGCGTAGGTTTGAAGCTATTACCAACCCTCAGAATGGCACGATAGCGACTCAGATTGCCAATTACAAGCAATCAGTTGATGGCAGATTAGCAGGTATCATTTCTCAGATTGCTGGCAAGGCTAACCAAACGGATTTCCAGCGAGTGCAAGAGACTAGCAAACTGTACGAGCGCATTATTGGTCGTAGCGAGTCTGACATCGCTGATAAAGTCGCTCGCATGGCTTTGACGAATCAGCTATTCCAGGTTGAAGTTGCAAAAAATGCCAGCAATGGTCAAAATTTGTTGAAAGGTACAAAAGACTTTTCAGGTGATTGGAAAAACAAGTCTGCTAATTGGAAGACACACGCTGAAAAATATAAAGGTGTTGATGTCCTATTTAAAAACAATTCGTGGAACGGTATTGGACAAGAGATTGATGCAAATATCGGTGAAATCTATACATTTAGCTTATGGATGAAGAGCGACTGGAAGAATGACACAGTAAATTTCTATGTAAATAGAAATGGATCTGTTGAGAAGGGTTGGGGTGTTCCATCTCAGACATCAATTGCTATAACAAATGAATGGAAACGTTATTCTTTTACTTTCAAAATTACTGCAAATGGTTTTATCTTCCCTCGCGTAGAACGACTAAATCAAGATACAAACCTTTACGTTGCTGGCCTTAAACTTGAAAAAGGATCGTATGCAACACCGTACACCGAAGCCCCAGAAGACACAGACGAAGCGATTCGCTCAGTTCAAAGCCAACTAGCTGGTTCGTGGTCGGTTCAAAATCTGACGAGTGCAGGTGCTTTGGTCTCAGGTCTCAATCTTGGAGCCAATGGTCATAATCGACTTGACGGGAAATTGACTCATATCACTGGAGAAACCTTGATTGATAAAGCAGTTATCAAGTCGGCGATGGTTGATAAGCTGAAAACGGCCAATTTTGAAGCTGGTTCAGTGACTACAGTCGTTTTAGATGCTGAAGCGGTCACAGCTGAAAAATTGAAAGTCGATCAGGCATTCTTCAACAAGCTGGTCGCAAACGAAGCTTACTTGAGCCAACTCTTTGCCAAACAAGCATTCATTAATCGTGTCCAGAGTGTTGCGATTGATGCAAGTCAGGTACGGTCAGGTATTTTAAGTGGCGACCGAATCTACGGTGGAACCATTAGAGGGGCCAGCATCTATGGTGGAACCTTAACAGGACATACCCAAATTCAACTAGGTTCTTACGGTTCGTTTGATACGGTCAATGGTGGTCTACAGATTAACGTTCCGCGAGATTATAATGCCAAAGATGGATTGGGAGTCCAGTTCATCGGTTCTTATGGTCGTGGCGAGAATGTCCCTTACGGCCTTTTCATTTACAAGGATTCGGATTTTACTACTGGCGGTTACGCAAGCAGAAGTGATGACTTCCTATTAACAGTAGAGGGATACATCAAAGCGAATGGAATTGGCTGGTTCAAGACTGGCAAAGGGTCTATCGATGGATCAAGCACAGCAACTATTGGCTATTGGAATTCATCTGTTTCTCTGGATTTTGGTGGTTCAGGAAATGATATTTACTATAGTTATAACGGTAAAGCATATAGTTTGTGGACGATTGTAAACAAGCATTTCTCGGACAGACGTCTGAAGGACAATATTGTTGACTGTAAGCACAAGGCTCTTGATTATATCCATCAATTTCAGTTCAAGGAATATGGCTGGAAGAAGCAAGAGGATAGACCACAACAAGCACACACGAAGATTGGATTGATTGCTCAAGAGGTTCAAGAGGTAGACCCTACGCTCGTCTACGAGAACGGTGATACGCTGAACTTGGACAATCTCAGATTGACCAATATAGCACTTAAAGCAATTCAGGAGCTTGCTCTTGAAAATAAAAAACTTACTCAAAGATTGGAGAACTTAGAAAATGAACACAGAACAGCTTAACCAAGTCCTAAGCATGACACTTGATGATATGTTAGTTGATTCAAAGGCATCAATGCTTAGACATAATCTTTTGAAGATTCAACTAGGGGAAAAAGAAGCAGAAAACCAAAGACTTCAAGCACGAGTGGATGAGCTGGAAGCTCTGCTTGATGAACAAACTAAACCAGCAGAAGGAGAATAGATATGGCAATCAATGGGTATAATCTATCAACAAAACCGTACTTAAGAATTTCTGGTTCTAATGTTGAGACCGTGGTAGAAATTCAATTATCAGAAGGAAATCGCTACAGCACTAACTCACGATCATTTCCTGGAGACCGGACAAATGAACCGGAAGATGTCTTGATTCAAGATGTGCTGGATATCTTAAAAGCTGAGCTAGATCCAGGAAGCGCCATTGTCAAAACACAGGCGCAGCTTGAACAGGCCAATCAGAAGATTGCGCAAAACGAGAGTGAACAGAACAAGCTTGCAGCTCTTATTAAGCAGACCGAAGAGAATGCGAAAGTGAACCAAAAGGTAATTCATGTGCTGGTCTTGAACTCTGTCATGAGTAAGAACATTGAGTACGGCACGACTTATAAAGAATTGGTTGAGTTGATTCCACTCGCTGAAGTTGGTAAGACCTACTTACCACATGACCTGATTACCATTGAAGCCCCTGAACACGTAGAGGTCAATGGCGAAGGCAAGCGCATCCTAGTGCAGCTTAACAAAGAATTTACTTACAATGGTGAGCCTGTCAGCGCGTTTACTACTAATGGCTCTCTCGAGCAAAATGGAACGGGTGTTGCTTGGAAATTTGAAGGGAAAGAGTAGAGGTGTATATGCCAGGATATGAACGATTTCTCGTACAGATCTTTATCACCCTCATTCCTGTGATTGGTCTTTATTTTTCGATGAAAGATAAAGCAACCAAGCAGGAGAATCGTCTTACGATTTTAGAGAAAGATATCGAAAATCTGAACGAATTCAAGACATCAGCCAACAAACGGCTCGATAACCACGATGAACAGAATAAGGCTATCTTAGTACTAGCTGAGCAAGTGAAATCACTTGGTGAAGACGTAAGAGAGCTTAAAAATTTAATTCAAAATAAACAATAAAAGGAGAAATGCACATGATTAACTGGAAATTGCGTTTGCAAAATAAAGCAACACTTATTGCTCTTTTGGGAGCAATCTTCTTGATGGCTCAACAATTCGGTCTTGAAATTCCAAAAAATATCCAAGACGGTGTGAACACATTCGTCTACATCCTTGTTTTGATTGGCGTTGTCAACGACCCAACAACATCAGGAATCTCTGATAGCAAACGCGCTCTTGACTATCAAGAGCCAAGTGAAGATTAGGAGAAAACAATGAAGAAAAACGACTTATTCATCGACGTATCTAGCCACAATGGATACGATATTACAGGTATTTTGGAACAGATGGGTACGACGAACACCATCATCAAGATTTCAGAAAGTACAAGCTATATGAACCCTTGCTTGACTGCTCAAGTTGAGCAGTCAAACCCTATCGGATTTTACCACTTTGCGTGGTTCGGCGGTGACATCGAAGAAGCCGAGCGAGAGGCACGCTACTTCCTTGATAATGTGCCTCAAAAAGTAAAATACTTGTGTCTTGATTACGAAGATCACGCTAGTGGAGATAAGCAGGCAAATACAGATGCATGTATTCGCTTCATGGAAATCCTCAAAGAAAATGGCTATGAGCCAATCTATTACAGCTACAAGCCATTCACGCTCAATAATATCTATTATGAGCAGATTCTTGAGAAATTCCCAAACAGTCTTTGGATTGCCGGGTATGGTTTGAATGATGGTACAGCTGATTTTGAATATTTTCCTAGCATGGATGGTATCCGCTGGTGGCAATACTCTTCAAATCCGTACGACAAGAACATTGTTTTACTAGATGATGAAGAAGCTAAGCCAAAATGGAAGAGAAATGATACTGGATGGTGGTATGAATACCCTGACGGCTCTTATCCAAAAGAAGAGTGGGAAAAGATTGATGGTACCTGGTATTACTTCAACGAGAGAGGTTATTCAATAGCTTCTCGCTGGTTGAAGGATGATGGCAAATGGTACTACCTCAAAGAAAACGGCGCAATGGCCGTTGGTTGGGTGCTTGTGAATGGTAAATGGTACTATCTTGATGCTTCAGGAGCAATGGTCACTGGCTGGGTTCAATACAAGGACAAACTATACCATCTCAAAGAAGAGAACGGCGAAATGTCTTCAAAAGAACTTGTTAAAGTTGAAGGTGGCTGGTACTACGTCAACGAGGATGGAAGCCGCTCAGACAAACCAGCGCTTGATGTATTACCTGACGGACTAATTGTTACCACTAAATAATTTTTTAAAATAAAGAAAGGAGATTCTATTTTTCTTCTTAAACTAACCGCAGGCTCAGGCTTGCGGTTTTTTTGTTTGCAATAATAAAAGCAGTGACCGAAATCACTGCTTATCAGCTGTAGCAAATTCATAAAGTTTTTCTGCTGTTAGAAGCGCCATTTTGTCCATACTTGTTTTTCCTTTTCTAAGGTCTGAAACGGTAGTCCATGGAACTCCAGCGCCTTGCGAAATAGCAGATGTAGACATCGGGCTGTCTAATAATTCTTGAATAACTTTTCTCATATTATTTGTCCTTTTTATTTTTTAGATAGATATATACATTGATCACAATTATAAAAATAGCTATTGCACTAACCATTGCTTTTCCTCTTTTCATTTGATAAAATAGAGGTGTGAGGGGCTTTCGCCCCCACCTCTTAGCGTTTACCTTTTCTTTTGCCGGAACTTGGGTTTACGCTTTTTGTTTTGCCTTGCGACCGTTATTGCGGTCACCAGACTTGCGATAGCTGTTACTGTTTCAGGGATATTATCTATCGCCTTTTCAAGTAACCTAAGCCAATCTTCTTTGTTCAACTTCCTCACCTCCTTTCCTTATCTTGATTATATTATATCACGGTATGCCGTGAAAGTCAAGCGTTTTGATAAAGTTTTTTAAATTTTTTTCAAAAAAAATAGACCTTGTCCAGAGGTCGGGGAGTTGGAGGGGACACCCTCCAAAAGTGTTGATTTAATAAGATTTTATTTTACCTTTTTCATAATAATCTCCCTAAAGAAGCCACCCAATCAGGTGGCTTTTTTGTTTGTCTACTAGATTTTTGCTATAATA